TTGTCATGTCAATAGGCTTGCGAAATACTACTGCAACGGACATTCCATTGCGTATAACTTCCCAGAACTTTTCTTCATACTTAGCATTGGCAGCACTGTAACTCCATGTCAAGTGATAGTTTGGATAGTCAGATACTTTTCTGTTTGGTATCTTGGTGTAGTCATAGTATTGTACGTCTGGGTGCAACTCAAATATGTTGTAGTCACCTATCTTGATAAGTTCAAATCGTATGTCTGTTGTGCCATTCAGTCTCACACAAGGCTTGATACCACGCTTGTGACAGTATGCAGAAAACTTGGTAATGTCCTCGTGTAGTTGTTGCATAAAGCTATCTCTATCACGATAAAACCATTCTGCTTTACTCTGTCTAGCTGTTTGTACAGTATTCATTTGCCCACGCCCTGCAGTGTATAAGCACCCCTCAATACAGCTTGCCATAGCTGCCATAGAGCATGAGTTGAATAGCTTTCCATCTACCATAACCTTGTAGGGTGTCATGTATAGAATAGCTGTCAAGTATTCAGAACCGTCACCCTTGATAGTTTTGGCGTTGGTTCCTACTCCTAGTAGTTTATACGTTGGCATTACTTCACCTCCTGTAACTCATCAAATACCTGTTGTAATAGTTTAGCTGCATGTTCATCTCTTGAAGCCGACAACAGCATAAACACATGTTGTAGCTTATCAATTAGTTTTTCACCTTTAGTCATAGTATTCGTCCTCCACTACTTCTTTATTCTCAAAGTTATTTTCTATATTGTCAATAGCTTCTTGTTCGCTATTAGCTTTTACTTTCCACATTTCACTATAACCGTTTTCACAATCCATAACTCTTAGATAGTATTCATTCATAGTCTCTCTCCTATATTTACAAAGACACAAGAGCAACCCATTGTCAAGCAAAGTCTAGGTTGGCCTAGATTAGCCGCTATTGTGTCCAAAAAATACAGTACACTTTCCCTAATGACGGCCTGATTCAAGTCACCGTTCTATAGCGTATGGTTACAATACACCTGCTGCTGTTACTCCACGTCACTTCCATTGGACAGCTACCGTTCCTTAGTCGGTACATTTGGTCGGCATTTTATGGCCTGATCTTTTTAGTTTGTTTTGTTATATTCAGTCTTTCGTATTTAGTTTAGTTAGTCAAGTATTTATTTAGTTAGTATTTACTAGGGCATTTCACCGTAGCTGTCTAAGGACGCTGAAACACTTTGAAGGATATACATCGCTTGCGTTTTGTTTCTTGTCGCTTTCGATACAATCAATTTGGCATGTTGCGGTTTATGATGCAAGTGTTTTTTGTAACTATTTTATAAGTTGTTGTTTTGTAACGATTCTTTTTTTAGTTGTTCCTGTTTTGTTTTGTTGTGGGTGGTTTGTTCCTGATTCGTTCTTATTATTATATATATACTGTCTAAGGGGGTATGCTTATTTGTGATCACAAAAGAGGGGTATAGTTGTGCTTCCTTCTTTGTTTTGTGATCACGTTTCTAGATTGTGACATAAATACAACACCTTTTTGTACTCTATTGAAGATGTATCAGTATAAAAGCATAGCAATAACAGTAACTTAGCTAGTAAAACATTGTAGAAAAGCAAAGATTGCCTATCAAAGAGAGGGGGTGCGAGAGCCACAGGGGGATATGGGGTAGTGTGTATATGTATATCTACACAGAAGTGGTATTTTGAAGGGGTGACAAACTGTCGCATGTATACAAATACCCTCTTGACACAGCCTTTTTTATGTGTATAACTGCGGAGCAGGAGCAGTTAGTTAAACATTTTAAGTTAAACTTAATAAATAATAAACTAAATAAATAGTTAAACTATATAAAAAAGATTGGACATAGGTAAAGTTTAACTTGACAGTTATACTGTCCGTGTGTATACTTCTTATTAATAACACAATATAAAGTAACAAACAATAAGTGTTATACTAAGGTATGTGTAGTAATCTATGTGTTACTCTTCCTCCATGTCTCCCTCCTCCTACATGTAGCAGCTACACATACCTCCTTTTAAGGAAACAACTGTTTCTATAGGTAGGACTATGTATAAGAATAAAGTAAGTATGTACTCTTCTGAAGATGTCATTGAAGAGTTTTACGATGCAATAGCAGACGGTGACAGTAAAAGACTAAGACGTGTACACATTCCTAAGTCAGACGTGTTCTATGTAAGGGAAGCATTGGAAGCTAGACTAGGACAGAGGTTTACTTTAGACCATGTAGAAAGAGCTATGTACCTTGAGGGGTTCCTTACTAAACATGAAGTGTTAGACCCTGAAAGAAAAAGACCAGGTGTAGGATAAAAAGTGTTGACAAATGTTAAGCTGTGCGTACAACTATGTGTACTAATGATAGTAACAGCTTGTCAAACTATAACATATACAGCATCGTGCAGGGTGGGAGATACTGCATGTCAGAGAAACCAGAATGCACAGACACTCGCACTTATCGGACATCCCAAGGCTGCTACGAAACTTATGTGTAGTGATAATACTATCGGTAGCCTTTTGCCATCCAGTGAATGCCCAGGAACAGACTGAACTAGACAGTGGTATAACTAACACTACCACAACTACTACAGACACAGGCAACGACATTGAGGGTGACTTCTCGAATAACTACGAAGACTCGATTATAGATTCAAACAATCAAAGCGAGACTATAAACTACAACGGAGCAGGATCATCCCCAGGTAGTAACCCTGTAATGTCCAGCATAGCTCCAACAGTAATGGGTGGGGGAGGTAACGACTCTTGCTTAATCCCGAAGACTAGAGGGTTACAATTAAATATAATTGGCCTGAGTCATGGTGAGATGCAGCAAGACCCTAATTGCAATCGCAGGAAGAATGCTAGATTGCTGGGGTTACCTCAACAGGTTGGAGGGCTAGGTTTACAGGTATCAGCCATCTCAGTGATGTGTCAGGATGCCACAGTGTTCAGGAGTATGATGTTAGCAAATACTCCATGTCCAATAAACGATGCACGTAGTGGCAAGTTGTTGATGGGCAGAAACGCTATAATGAAATACAGAGAGAACCCTGATTTATTTGTTGTTGGGTATGAGTTGGACAAAGAGTTTTGGAATACCTTGTTAAGAGTAGGGGAAGAGTACAATGAAGAGTTCGCTAAAGACACTACTACTAAGCGCAACCTTAGTGACCAGTTCAGGAGTAGCAAACGCAAACGATCCGATAGTGGACCCAGGTCCAATGGACCCAGCACTAACAATGACGGGCCAGGAAAAGATTGATGCATTAATTAGCTCACTGGGTGCTATCAAGAACAGGGTGACGGACAACGGATACAATACAGTAGGTGCTGTAGGATATGCTGCGTTGGGCGGTGTTGTTGTAGATGATGCATTTAATGATGGACTTATTACACAGCAGGAGTTAGATGACTATATAGACGCACACGCTCTTGTAACAGGACACGACTACGAGACTGCTACCACGGCACAGCAGTTGTTCACACAAGAATACACAGCAGCTATGAATGACTTGGATGAAGCGATAGATGTGTTAGCTGATGCTTCAGCAGAGATACTAACAGCTACTGGTATCATGGAGATTGCTGCAACAGCAGATACATCACCAGAGCAGACTGCATTGCAAGGCATGATGGGTACAGATGAGTACAGTATAGATCAAGCAGAAGTTGATGCTTACAACCAAGCTGTAGTACAGGTAGAGAACTACGCACAACAAGCTGGTGCATTCATGGCTGCAGCTAATGATACAGAACTAACAGCTAGTATAGACAGTTATGCTACACAGAATAACTTTGTAGTTGGTAGCTACACAGCTATTACTTACACACAAAGCGTAGATGAGTTTGTAATCAACTGGGATAACGATGGGTTTGGATCTGGTTGGCAGGGCTACCTAACAGATGATATGAAAAGTGCTGCAGACATTTACGCTGCTGGTGAGTACGTAGAAGAATATGGAACCATGCCTAACTAATGGCAATGGAGTTTAGCATAGGGGGCTTTAATGTCAAAGGCTGGATGGTTGCGGTGGCTTTGCCAGTTCTCTCTACAGTTTCTGGTGGTATATACTTTGGTTATGATACTCTCAACAGGTTTTACGGTGTAGAGGGTGGCGTTGATAGCGCACTAAGTAAAGCTGGAACCAACGCAAAGCAAATTTCAGAACTACAAAAAAGCTTGACTAAGTTAAGTAACGACACTGCAACAGATAGAACAGCGAATAAAACATTTGCGTCAAACCAGCTAACGACAGCAAAGACTGCTATAGCAAATGAGATACAAGCTAAGACAGATAAACTAAATGAGCAAGTAGTAGAACTAGCAGAGGAACTAACGCAGCAGATAGTAGAACTAAAGTCTGCACTAAACAGCAGAGTACAAACTGTAGAGCAAGCTGTAATAGATAACGATGTACGTGGACTCAATACTAAACTAGCACAGCTAACTACAAACATGCAGCAGATACTACAGCAGCAGAAAACATTACTAGATCTAAGATCACAGGTTGATAAAGCTACTACAATAACAGATACTATAGGAGACAAGCTTGATGTTATTCAAACAGAAATTGACGACATTTGGAAAGCGTATGATAGCATGGTTGAGAACCCTCTATAAGAAAGTCAGAAGGAAGTAATGGCTAAACCAGCAAAAGGCAAGATGTTTGCCAAGACAACTACTAACCCTAAGACAGGGCGTAAGGTAAAGGTAAGCTACGGTCAGGCAGGTAAAGCTAAGGACGGTGGCAAACGTATACGGCCTGGAACAGGTAAAGGTGATTCTTATTGTGCAAGAAGTGCAGGACAAATGAAGAAGCACCCCAAGGCAGCAGCTAATCCAAACAGCCCACTACGACTATCTCGTAAGAAGTGGAAGTGTGCTGGTACTAAATCAAGGAAAGCATAATGGCAGAACCTAAAAACAAATCACTATACTCTAGCGTAAAGTCTGAAGCTAAGAAAAAGTTTAAGTGGCCTAGTGCATATGGTTCAGCATGGCTAGTCAAGACCTACAAAAAACGTGGGGGTACTTACAGTAAGGGAGGTTCAGTTGCATCGAAAGTCAAGACACGTACTAGAAAGTCGTAGAGGTTTTGCTGAAGGTGGACTTACTAAGTGGTTCAAGGAAGACTGGCGTGACGTAAAGACAGGCAAGGAGTGTGGTCGCAAGAGTGTCAAAGACAGCAGCAGACCCTACCCAGCTTGTAGACCAGCAAAGGTAGCTGGTAGAATTAGTAAAGCAGAAGCAGCAAAGAAGACAGGACCAAAGAAAGTTAAGTGGTCTGTAACAGCATCGGGTAAGAAAAGAAAATGACTTTATACTTTTTAGTAGATGAAAATAATGTAGTCACAAACGCTTCGCAAGATGCAGAAGGTATAAATACTGTTTTAGTTGATTCTGATTGGATACAAGCACCAGAAAATGTTACTATGGAATCAATATTAGGATTGACATATGACAGTGAATCGAATACATTTGCGTAAAGCAAATTATAAGGTTATCAAATGTCATTCCTCACAAGCAGCATACCATACTTTAAAGCATGGGTGCGTAGAGAATACACTAAGAACTTAGAAGATCATCATGGCGACTTTCTACATGCTATGGTGATAGGCGTTACTACAATGCCAAACAGAACACTGAGCTTTCAAGTAATCTTCACAGGATGTGAATCAGATGAAGATGGTTCAGAAAACGTACATGGTGGTGCTATGTGGGCTAGAATGCCACTGACCGCACTAGTAGCTGATATACCGTTGGATGAATGGCCTAATGAGTTACCACCATATATTGCACAGCCTTGGGATTGTATGTCTCATACACATTCCGTATACAAGCTAGAACGAGCAAGTCCTGCTCCTTGGATAGCTAAAGTAGATGGCGAGTTCTACCCTGCAAAGTATTACTTTACGGTAGATTATACAGATAACGAAGTAGCTGATGACCCAGCGCAACACAAACAATCTCATGTATTAGAACTATTAGATGCAGGAGAATACACTGGTAACATAGTTGCGTTACCCAATAACAGAGTGAGAGTAACTCACCCAGCTTGGTTTGAAACTGGACAAGGCGCTCCAGACTTTAAGCCGAATCAACATATGTATAACTCTAAAGAAAACGTAGACTATGTATGGGATACGCAACGAGTTTTTAATAATCTTTACAGTGAGGATGAAGAACAATGATGAAGAAAAAAGGTTACGCCAAGGGTGGACTAAAAATGGTTGAGAAGGATGGAAAGAAAGTTCCATTCTATGCTGCTGACGGTAAAGGCAAGATGAACAAAGGCGGCATGATGAAGAAGGGTTATGCTAAGGGTGGCATGAAGAAAAAAGGTTACGCCAAAGGTGGTATGAAGAAAATGGCTAGAGGTGGCTTCTTAGCACCTGCTGCTAGGCCAATGAAGAAAAAAGGTCACGCCAAAGGCGGTAAGAAGTAGCATAACGGATATGCAATAATAGGTACTACTACTTGACCTATATTTGAATATAACTATCTCCGCACACAAACACAGGAGATAGTGCTATGAAAAACTTACTAAGAAGAATGTGGGATGCCCACGTGGTCAGACAACAAAAACGTGCAGACTTTAGAATGCTACACATGTTGGATGACAAACAACTAAACGATCTAGGTATAGGTAGATCACAAATAAGGAATGCAATATATGGCGAGGAATCTAACAGATAAACAACAAAGATTCTTAGATGTATTATTTGATGAAGCTAATGGTGATGTTGTCGCTGCTAAAAAGTTGGCAGGTTACGGTGATAACAGCAACACTGCATCGATTGTTGAATCTTTAAAAGATGAAATCGG